AGTCCTTTTAAATTTGGTAGCGGTAAGCATACAGGTACTAGTACGCTACGGGGGGCTATAGATAAATGGGTAATAACTAAAGGGCTAGGGGGTACTAGAGATAAAAAGGGCCGTTTTATTAAGCGCAAAAGTTTAGTATATTTAATTAGCAGAAGTATATACCGTTTTGGAATACGCCCAACAAATTTCGTGTTTCCGTTCTTTAAACGAATGGACGAGCTAACCGCTTTAATAGGTACGGGCCTAGCCGACGAGATACGCGAACAAATAATAGAACAATTTAATGCAAGTAAATAATATTATAACCGATTTATACCCAGCCTTTAACCGTTCACTAGTAGAGGTAGAAAGTTTTAATTATTTAAAAGAAAAACATAATTATATAGTAGACATTTTAACCGACGAAACCGGGCACACTTTCGCGCTAGATAGTTATTTTTGGGGTTACCCTGGACTACTGGCCCTGGCTGGTGGAATAGGTACCAGCTTTTACACGGCCGGCGATTACGTACAGGTACGAAATATTACAGGACCAACGGACTACAGCGGTATATATAAAGTAGTAGCCGTACCAAACGACACAGTAGTAATTTTAGATACGCCGTATATAAATGGGTTCGCGGGCGCTGACGTTAGGGTATATAGATTATACAGACAAAAGCTACCAGCTAACCCAGGGGGCAAAGCCGTTTTTAATGTTAACGGGTACGCTACCGGGGTAGTATACCACGACTTTAAACTAGACAATATAGGGGCCTTTAATATACCAAACAGCTACGACAGGTTACTAGTATTACCTAGCGAAGAGTACTATATAAATTTTACCTACGCGACAGTACAGAATAACGGGGGCCTAGCTGAGATAACCAGCGTAAGCGGTTCGCTATTCGTGGGCCAAAATTTAGAGCTAGTTAGCGATAATATACTATTTAATCAATATAACGGTATTTACCAGGTAGTAAGTATAAGCGGTAGCGACGTAACAATAAACCGGGCCTTTATTGGTCCGTTAATTAGTACCGGCCAGGTTATAACCTTACCAAAGGTACCAGTATGGTATAAAGATTATAACGATCTAACGGGCGAAAAGCTAATATTTAACGGGGCCCTACCGTACCCCGAAATACTTAGTTTTGACTTTACCGATTACGACGTAAGCCTACTAAGTAGCCCGGCCGAATTCCTAACCACACTACCAAACACTACGCAAAGTATAAAACTAGGCCAGCGGGCGTATACCCAGTTTTACCAGTCCGTTAATACCACCGCTACTCAATTCGCCGTAGACGTTACCGACGAGCTGGGCGTAGTACACCAGTATATAATAGATTTTAATTGTAGCCCGGATAATCTTATAGGCTTAGCTATAGGCCCGTACGATCTAGCCCAGCTAGACCCGGCCCTAGTAACCGTACCGCCTGGCCGAGATTTGCCAATAGTGGACTGTAAAGACACGGGCTATTGTGTTTACCTTTGGGGCGAAAATACTTGTAATATAATTAACGTACAAAACGTAAAATTTGTACACCCGTATATAGCCGTTACTAGCGGGGTTACCTGGGCCCAGCAACAAGCGACCAGCTACGAGATAGAAGTAACTAAGCTAGAAATAGGGGGTATACCCCAGGTTATTACCCCGACAGGTAATACTTATAACCAGGGCGCCGTACTGGGCCAAGCGCAAGAAGAAATTTATAGCAACGAAATAGCGCTACAGACTAGCCTAACTATAGACAGTACGTTAGGTAGCGGGGGCGTAGGGTTTGCCGACGGCCATAATATAGATATAGATTTTAGCCAAGACTTTGAGCTAGAGGTGGACGTAATACTAAATACGATAACCTACGGCGCGGGGTCCTTGGTAAAGGTTTCGTACGTATGGAATATAGCAAGCTGTACGGCCCAGTATAAAATATTAAACGGTAGAGTACAAACGACTAAAGGCGGGCCCCATGTCAGTCAAATATTGACCGGCTTTGTGGGGCTACAAAGTATAACGATAGCGCCGGATAGTTTGACGGAACAAATTTGTTTTAATTTAGACTATACGCCACATGCTTACAGCGGGGTACGGGTATTATTTGAGGATCGACTGGGTAGCTTTATAGGTTATAACTTTAATCTAAAACGACAGCGACGGGTAGAAACTAGTAGCGACGGCTACGAAAAGGACGTAGTAAGTATAGAAACTAGCGACAGTATACAGCGCGGGTACGAAACTATACAAAATAGTTACGGCGAAGAGTGGGACGTATTAACCGAATATATAAGCGAGGCCGACGCGAAATATTTAGAAGAGTGTTACACTAGCCCAAATATATACGTACAGTTTAAGGGCGAAGTATACCCGGCTATTATTAAACCGAAAACCCAGGTAGGACAGGAAACAGAAAACACGGCGCTACGACAGGTAGGTATAACCCTACGAGTAAACCGTACGCAATACACCCAGCGAAACTAGTAAGGTATGGAATTAATAACAGCAAGGGGCCGGGCCGACTTATACAAAAATATTAACTACTCGTTAAATTATACTACGGCCGACGTAACGAATTTAACAAAGCGGAAAACTAGCTATACGAAAACTGTAGTAGTACCGTATACCAGGAATAACGCCCAAATTTTCCAAGGCTTAGACCAAGCTAATAGCGATAACGTAGGCTACGATACGCGCCAGGCCCTTACTTGTTTTTTACAGCATAACGGCCGGGTACTTATTGAGGGTATACTAGTAGTATTAGACTGGTCCAAGTTAAAAGAAAAGCAAGAAATACAGGTACAAATAATACAGCGTACTAAGGCTATTATAAAAGACTTAAAAGGGGTAAACCTAAATACCCTAGATTTTTCTAAATTAAATCATACGTATAACATAGATAACGTGTTACAGTCTTACGACGGTATTAACGTAGTCAACGGCACACTACAGGCTTACCGGGGCTATGTGTACCCGCTTATAGATTACGGCAAAGATGATACCGTGCCTAACCGCTGGGAGCTAATAGATTTACGCCCGTCGTTATACTTACGCGAAATAATAGACGTTATTTTTTTAAACGCTGGCCGTACCTATTCTAGCGATTTTTTTAATAGTACATACTGGAATAATTTAATACTGATTAATACCCTAGGCACTATAAAGTATACGGACGTCCAGCGTTTACCTTACGAAACAGACGTTGAATATAGTACTCAATGGTATACTAGGGGCGTAGACAATTTAACACCGCTAACCCCTTCTACTGTGCCGTGGTGGAATACGTTCTTTGGGTATAATAGAACCATACCGCTAGATAATATTATCACAGACGCAAACGCACAATGGAACCTTAGCAACCCCTTAGACCCGCTTTGTACTATACAGCGAACCGGACGGTATAGGTTTACCTTTAGCGCACAATTTTACATGGAAACGTATATAAATTTAGACGAATATAATTGTTGTTTTTGGTATCAATTTACGTTACCCCACACACACACACAGGGCGAAGTAACTAATAGTATAGAGATAATACGAAACGGGGCCGTATATAGTTACGAGGACGTACGGTATACCCCCGGTACTGAGGGCTGGTATACTCAGAATTCTCCGGGGTTTCAATTTTTTACCGTCTACCCCAGCGAACCCCAGTTTATAACCTGGGAAATAGAGCTTGACTTAGTAGTAGGCGATACAATACAATACCGCCAGCACATGCTACCCTATAGCGAAAGCGGGCTAATAAGGTGGCTAAATTGTAGATTCGTTACTCAATATAACCAGGTACGGAGTGAGCTAGTAGAGGCGTTCGTACTACCTGGCGACGAAATTAATTTTTTAAATTACATACCCGAAATTAAAGCCGACAAATTTCTAAATACTATATTGAACACTTTTAACCTATGGGTAATAGACGATCCAATTAACCCGGATAATTTAATAATAGAACCCCGGACAAATTTTTTCGACCTAGGCGGGTACGTGGACTGGTCCGAAAAGTACGACGCCAGCCGTAAACTTATTAACAATTTTCTAGCCGATAGCTTACCTTCACGGTTTTTATATAGGTTTAATAAAAGCGAGGACGTAGCGGTCAAAAAATACTTTGAAGTAAACCAAAAAGGCTACGCCGACTTTGATAGCGAAGTAGACACTAATATAAGTATAGAAGAGCAAACGATAAAAACGGAGCTAACACCGTTAAAAACGACCAGTCAAAACGAATTAATTTACCCACTATTATTTAAACAGGCAGACAATAGTACGGATAAAAGGAGCCTAGGCAAGACTTTGAAGATCGCCTTTATAAGTGAGCAAACAGGCGTATACCAAATAGTAGATGGAGCGGTAAATACTTATACGCGGTATATTTGCGCTAGTGAGTTCGACGATCCTATTAAACCTATTTATAGCCTTACCTTTGGGCCGGCTAATACGGACCTACTACAAGTACAGCCGGCGTATTGGAATTTATACCGGCTATTTCATCAATTAACCGAAGAGGAAAAGACTAAACGGGGGGCTAAGATAGTGGACCTATATATATATTTAAACGAAAACGATATAGCCCTACTAGACTTACGCCGGGTAGTTTATATTAACGGGGTATATTACAGAATAGTACAAATATCTAATTTTAACCCCCTTACAAACGCGCCCACTAGGGTAAAGCTTTTACAAATAGAGGCCGTTAAATACGATTTTACGAGTAATGAAATAATTTACAAAAACGCAACCGACAGCGGTAAGGCTAAACTACTAGCTACGAATACCGAAGAGGGCGAAGTAATAACAACAAATAAAAATTCTAATGTATCGACTAGTTAAAATACACGAACTACCCGAAGAGCTAGCGAGCGGGTCCGGTAAATACTTAGCTATAGAAGTAGTAGACCCTGGCAGTCCTACAGGCTGGACTACTAAGAGAATACAGGCCGACCTAGTGGCCGGTAGTATAAGCCAGGACCTAGACACTACCCTAGGAATAGGTAGTACTACAGGGCTACACCGCTTACAAATTAGCGACCCTATAAACCCGCTTACATTTTTGGACCTGGTAAACCTTACTAAGCTGGACCTAGTACAACCCACAATGCTAAGCGATTTAATAGTAAACCTACCGAGCGAAAGCGGAACGCTAGCGCTAGAATACGACAGCGGAGTAAAAACTATACCAATATATAACGGATCGTACGGCCTTGCCGACATAGGCGTAACCGCTTTTCGCCCTACTATAAGGGTAATAGGTCGAACCGTACACGTAGAGGGCTGGCTAGGGTTACCTATGCCGACGGTAGCCGGCGGGGTAATATTAGATACTAACGGCCTAGGGTATACGCTAGTAACACAAAACTACGGCGACCTGTACACCGGGGCCGGCGACGGTTACGAAATAACCGCAAAAAATGAAGCGATAACATGGAGCCCTATACTACCAAGCGCGTTGCGACCTTTTGAGCCTTACGTACGTTTTAAGGATAATACAATAATAAGCCGTACGCTAAATATACCAGGGGGTAGAATTCGGCTGAGTAACTATATAAACAGCGGGCTACTATTCAGCGACGGCCGGATATATTTAAGCGGAATAGAGAGTAGCGAGCGCAACGGCGACACCGGGACCGGCTGGAATAAAACCCAACACGTACGTAAAATAGTGGACCGTTTCCAGACTAACGAAAGCCTACTAGTATACGATAATTACTATAATAGTTTTGATAACGCCGGCGTAGTGGACAATAGAGTAATGACACTAGAGGGCTACAAGTATACTTTTGACTACGACGGTAGTATAGTAAACGACCTAGGGGGCACATTTTTAAGCCTTAATTTTACGTACGATCTAGACCCCGTTCTAACCTTAGACCAAATTAAAACGGCTTTTAATAGCCTTTAAATACAAGTAAATACAAGTAAAAAAAAATATAATGGTAAAAACAATAACAGACGAGAACTATATAAAAGGCACCGAGCAAAAGACCGGGCTACTATTTGTAGACGTTGACCTAGTTAGTTTTTTAAACCGCGACGGTACGACGGTAGTATATTATAAGATAGGCGAAATAGTTGAAATATTCGACGAAGTAATACAGGAAAATATAACGACCTACCCACTACTAGAGGCCCGAACTATTAGCTATACCCAGGACGAAATAAAAGCACTTATAGAGGGTACGGGTAGAGATTTTAATAGCCCGGTTACGAACCTACTAATAGACGAAATAAACGAATTTATAGAGGACATTATACTAGTGGATATAACAAATAACCCGGCCCAGTATTTCGGCCTGACCGTAGACAAGTGGCAAAAGGTAGCATAATACAAACATATAAATAAACAATAAAACACCGGACTAGTGGCGACTAACGAACAGGTAAATATAGAGGTACTTATACAGGCAACTAAGAGCGCTAAAACTATAGCGCAACTAGAGAAAAGTATAGACGACGTTAACGGCGCCCTAGCCAGCATGGAAGATAAGGGGAGCGACAGCGCTAAGGCCCTAGGTAAAGCTATAGATAAGGGTAGCGAAAAAATGCTAGAGTTAGCCCTAAGTACTAACACGGCTACGGCTACTATAGGCGAATTAGAAAAAAATAGCGAAGCATTAAGCGAAAAGCTAAAAGGGGTAGAACGTGGTACGGCCGAGTTTGACCGGCTCAGCGGTAAACTTATAGAAACAAATAGGGAGCTAAAAAATGTAGAGCTAAGCCTAGAGGCACTAGACAGCGAGCAAGTGGCTAGCGAGCTGGGTAGCGTAGCGGGTGCCGTGGGCGACGTAACTAGCGCGTTTATATTAATGGGTGGCGAGGGTAACGAAACCCTAGAAGAGATAGGCCGGCGAATAGAAACGGCTATAGCGGTAGCTATAGGTTTTAAGGGAGCTATAGAGGGTATACAGTCAGGGCTAAAACTATACCGTAATTACTCAAAGCGTATAAAGGAAAGCGCCGTATTTTTAAAGGTACAAGCCAAGGCCCAAAGCACCCTAAACACGTCTACGGCCCTATTTAGTAAAGCGGTAGGCGGGGGCACCCTAGCGGTTAAAGGTTTTAGAACGGCGTTAATTAGTACAGGAATAGGGGCTATAGTGGTGGCCGTGGGCTTGCTAGTGGCAAATTTTGAAAAGCTAAGTGCTTTATTCGGTACCGTAACGGCCGGCCAGAAACTACTAAACGACGTAACAAATAAAGCCGTAGAGATAGCGGTAGAAGAGCTAAACGCTGTAGACTTATTGAGAATAACTATAGAGGACGAAACAATAAGCCGTGAGGACAAAAACAAAGCTATAAAGGAGCTACAGGAAACATACCCGGACCTACTAGCAAATATAGACTTAGAAACGGCAAGCACCGAAGAGCTTAACGACGGAATAAAAAAGTATATAGCCCTAGTAACTTTACGCGCTGAGGTAGAGGCAACCGCAGAAATACGACAGGAGAAATTTAAAGAGAAAATACAAAATACTACCGACGCCGTAACGGGTGCAAACGTATCATGGACCAACCACATAGCTACGTTGTCTATAGGTATTTCGGCCCAGCAATTAGCGAACTTCGAAACGGCCCAGGCCAACGCAGAATTAAACGAACAAATAGGCGTTTTAGATGATCTAGACAAAGCTAATAAAATTAAAATACACAATATAGAAATAGAGTTAGGGCTAGACGTCGCGAGTAAAAAGGCTAAAAAAGACAAAGACGACGCCGACAAAAACGCCGACAAAAAACAGGCCGAACGCGACAGGAAAGCAAAACAACGCGCCCAACAAAGCAAAACCCGAAAAGAGCAAGCGGTAAAAGACGAGGCTATACGATTAAAAAACCTAGCAACTTTAGAAGAGGAATTTTTCCAGCGGGGGCTAGAGCGCGACGAGGACCGCGAGGCCCGAAAGCTAGGGCTAGAATTCCAGACGCAAATAGATCGTATAAAGGAACTGGTAAAAAACGACGAAAAAAGGACCGCTATACTACTAGCAAATGAAGAAAATTTTTTCAAACAGCTAGAGGCAATAGAGGACAAATACCAAAAAATAGACGACGGCAAAAAGCAAGAGCTACTAAATAAGGCTACCAAAAATGGAACCGAGATACTAATAATAGAGGATAAACTACTACTAGCTGGCCTAGATAATACCAAAGAAAACGCCGAAGAGCGCGCAAAAATAGAAAAGCGCTTACTAGATTTACGTATAAAACAAATAGAAGAGAATTCTATAATAAGCCTACAGGCCGACGAACTAACTAAAGACGAGCGGATAAAAATAGAAAAACAGGCCCAGCTAGAAATAGCCCAAATAAAAAAGGACGCTAGAGATAAAGACTTACAGGCTACCCAGGAAGCTATAGATAAACAGAGCGGGCTTATAGAAGAGCAACAGGCCCAGCTACAAGAGGCCCTAACTAATTTAGCGTTAGAAACGGCCCAACTAATTAGCGATACTTATTTTGAAATAACAAACGAACAAGCCGAACGCGAAAGCGAAAACCGTATAGATAAACTAGAGGAAACCTTTGAGGCCGAACTGGATATATTAAACCGGCGAGTAGAAGAGGGGGTTATAAGCCAAAAGCAAGCGGACCGCGAGGCGCTACGACTAGAAAAGCAAAAAAACAAAGCACTAGAACGCGAGCAAAAGGACGCCTTTACCAAGGCAAAGAAAAGACAAAAAACCCAGGCCATAATTAACGGCGCCCTAGCGTTTACTAACGCGCTAGCTACTACCCAGCCCCTAGTACCCCTGGGCTTAATAGCTGGGGCCGGCGTACTTATTTCTACAGGTTTACAAATAAGCAAAATAGAGAGCCAAAAATACGCTAGAGGTGGTATACTAGACGGGCCGAAACACCAGGCCGGCGGTATTAGAACGCCTTACGGCGAGCTAGAGGGGGGCGAGGCTGTAATAAATAGAGCCAGTACTAAACTATTTAAAAGCGAATTAAGTAGAATAAACCAGGCCGGCGGGGGCCGTACATTTGCTACAGGTGGTATACTAGGCGAGCCCACCACGGCAAGCACCGAAACCACCGGCGCCGGTATAGGCGCCGTACTGAGCCAGCTTAACGATACACTAAGAAAACCTATAAGGTCCTACGTAGTAGAGCAAGAGATAACCGAAAGCCAGGCGCGAGTAAGTAACCTAGAGGCTAACGCCGACTTATAAAAAGCTATACTAATGTTACGATAATTAAGCCAACAGCTTTATAATATATATATGGAATTATTCGAAGGCGTACCCGTCTTAAATATTACAATAGATAAAATACACCAGGGCACTAATAGAATTAGCCTAGTAGACTTACCGGCGTTTGAATTCGACTGGTTAAAATTTGCTAAGGAAACCGACAGCGAAAACCTAAGTAGTATAGTCTTTAATTTCGAAGAGCTAGCAAAGGAGCAAAAGCTAGCGGGTCCTTTTATTATACCGGGTAAACTGGTGCCACGTAAACACCCCGAAACGAAACAGCTTTTTTATGTTCGTTTTAGTGCTGAGGTAGTACGCGAAATAGCAGACCGATTTAATGCTAATCTATACGGTAGTAACTTTAATACCGACCACGAGGACAACGTAGAGGGGGTACACGTTAGCGAGAACTGGATAATAGAAAACACTAAACTAGATAAGGCTAGCTATAAATTCGGGCACCAGCTACCCGCGGGCACATGGTACGGGGTAGTAAAAGTTACTAATACAAAGCTATGGACCGAACAAATAGCAACCGGTAATCTAAAAGGGTTTAGCGTAGAAATGCTGGCGGGCTTAAATTTAGCTATGGATAACGCTATAATAGAGGAAACGGCCCTAAGTAAATTAGAAGAGCTAGGCGAAGTACCGGGCGAAAATTGGCAACTTGTAAGCATTGAAGATATAGCCGAAAACGAGGACGAGCTAACCGCTGAGCAAATACTAAGCGCCCTAGATTTTAGGATAGTAGCAAAGCCCGACGAGGACAGCCGACTAGACAGGACAAAGGCCGACGGTAGCGGTATATGGAAAGTTAGATATAGATACGACGGCCCCCAGGATAGCAGAAACCGTAACTTTTGCGGTAAAATGCTACGCTACCAGGGGCGTACGGGTAAGGTATTTAGAAAAGAAGATATAGATCAAATGAGTTTTAGAACGGAAAACGGCGAATTCGGTACATATTCTATTTTTAAATACAAGGGTTCTTATGGCTGTAGGCACCGCTGGAAACGGCTTATATTCTTTGTAGATATTGAGGCCGGCGAAACGCGAAGAGTAGCAAATGTACCAGCGGTTAAGAGAGTAGAGAGCGACCAGGACGCTACCGAAAAGAATAGACCGGTAGACCCTAAGAAAAGAGAAAATTTTAACAGTATAAATATGAAAAACGAAAAACAAAAATTTGCGAAAGTCGAAGAGCTAGACGCTGAGGGCCGAGTAAAAGGCGCTAAGGTAGACGACGAAAACGGCGAGGTAGTAGTAGAGGGTATAACGTATGTTATTGAAAACGGCGAAATAATGGAAATTAAAGAGCCCACAACCGAAAACGCCGAAACCATGGCCGAACATGAGAACGAAACTAAGGACCCCGAAACTACAGACGCCGAAACTACGGACGAGGGCGACGCATGGAAAACGGAAGTAATGAATAAACTAGCCGAATTAGAGGCAAAGGTAGAAGCGCTAACGTCTAAGATAAGCGACGGCGACGCGGGAACTACTGAGGAATTCGGGAAGGTGGTAGAGCAATTACTATCTAAGTTTAAAACTGATCTAACGCCAGGAACTAACGGCGAGGCTACCGACAAAAAAAGTCAGGTAGAGCTAGAGCTATCTCAGGTAGAGCTAGTAACTAAAACGCTAGACGAGATACGGAAGCGCGATTAAGAGTAAATAATAATAATTAATAACACCTAAAAGAAAAAATTATGGGCGTAGTAATAACAAAACCGGAGTATAGAGGCGAGGAGTTAACAGGCTTTTATACTACAGCGTTTTACCGAAAAAATGCGGTAGACCGTTTCACTTTATTACCAAATGTGAAGGACAAATTTGGTATGAATTTTCTAAACTTTACCGGTACCGTATTAGGTCCGGCGGGGTGCGACTTTGACCCGAACGTAAACACGGCGCTAACTGAAAAGCTAGCAACTATAAACGGTTACGATATTAATTTCGAAGAATGTATTGAAACATTCGAACAAAGTTACCTGGCCGAAGAGCTAAGAGCGGGGGCTAATAATGTAGAATTCCCGCCGAGTTTTCAGGAGTGGCTAATGAGTAAACTTCCAGAAGCGATAGGCGACGAGCTAGAGCGTAAGGCGTTTAGCGAGTTAGAAACTGAGCTAACAGCGGACGCGAATAATATAGACGTAATTATAAACGCAATAGACCAAACGAACGCAATAGACGAAATGGCCAAAGTATACGAGGCTATACCTGGCGAACTAATGGGCGACCCGGACCTAGTTATAATGATTAACGCGAACAACTGGAAACACTTTCAATTAAATGCGTTCGATACCGCGGTACCCCAGCTAATTACTGACGGTATAGAAATGCGATATTTAGGTATTCAAATGGTAATGTGCCCAGTATTTAACGCCGGTAAAGGCGGGGGGCTAAACGATAACGTAGTAATAGCTGGTAAGGTTACTAATTTCGTAAGGGCTAGCGACCTATTGAGCGACGACACGGAACTGAATTTAATTGACCTACGACAAACTACAGGCGACAAAAAAATTCGCGTAGTAGGGTCCTTAAAATTTAAATGTACTTACGCTATTAGCGAGGAAGTAGTACACGCGCACGTATAGGCGAATTATACAGAAAATTAACGGGGTACCCCTGGACTAACCCAGGGCCCCCTATTTAAAAAACACCTAAAAAAATAAAATTATGGCTTGTATATGCGCTAATTTATTAACTGAGGGTATAGACGTTCTTTGCGAAAATAACGCCGGCGGGGTTCTTAGAATTCTAGTAGCGGACAAATGCCAAATAACAGACTACACCGAAACCGTGCCGGGTATTATAGACGCGGTAACTATGGAAACGACTAGCCAATTCTTTGAAATTAATACTCAAAGATTAACGGCTAACTACGAGGAAAACGAAACCAATAATTTTGATAATGGTAGTAAGTTTTACGATTATATTATAAACCTAGTAGTAGCTAGGCGCGACGTTGCGAGGCGTAACGCTATAGCGGGCCTAGGAGCCGGTCAAAAGGATTTGATTTTTATTGTACAGGATTCTAACGGTACCGAGTGGGGTATAGGTTTCGACGAGGGTATGAAATTAGCGACAACTACCGGGGGTAGTGGAACTAAAAAAGAGGACTTGAACGGCTATACAATACAATTTAATGGAACGTCTAGCGAATTAATGCCAACGGTAGATCCGTCTATAATTACGGCGCTATTAGTACCGGCACCCTAACAGGTAGAAACTTAATAGAGGGCCGTTTATTTTACGGCCCTTTTTTTCTATATTTACAATATGCTACACCTAGATAACAGTACGCTATACATATATATATATAGTGGCCTAAAAGATTTAACTCAATGGACCCTAGAAATAGACAGGGTAAAAGGGCGCGAAAAGGTAACGACTACGGTAAGCTTAACGGTAGCCGAGTTTAGTAATAGCTATTATAAGCTAGTATTAGACAGCCAGCCCGCACTAGACCCGGCCGAATACGGCTATATAGTTAAGGCTGGAAACGATACAATAGATAACGGTATTTTAAGATATGGGGCTATTTGATTTTTTAAAGACTAAGCGCGAGCCTGTACAGGAGCCTAACGAATTCGAAGGTAATTACAGCGTAGCGGGTAAAACTGGGGCCAAAATTACGGACGAGATACGTATAGACAAAGATACGGGAAAACGTATTTATAAGTTTGGACTACAAAATAATTACCCTTCCGAGCTTATAGGCTTATACGACTGTAGCCCCACGAACCAGGCTATAATAAACCGGGCATCTTTAATGATAGCCGGGGGCGACACCGAGATAATAATAAACGACAGTAAGCGCAACCTGTTTAATATGGTACATGTAGTAATGCTACAGCGCTACCCAAACGATACGCAAAACCTAGAGCAAATACTAAGCGCGTTAGCGTTTGATTTGAAACTGCACGGCCGGTACGGTATAGTAATTACATGGAATAAGGCCCATAACAAAGTAGTACAGCTACACGCTGTAGACGTACAGGGCGTAAGGGTAGGCTATAATAAGGATAACCAAATAGAATATAAATATTCTAGGGACTGGACGGACAGAAAAGAGCCGGTAATAACTTACGAGCCGTTCGATAGGTACCGCGCCAAAACCCGCCAGCTTTTATATGTTCAATTAATGCGATCCGGTCACGAAGTATATGGACTACCAGACTACTACGCTAGCCTTAACTGGATAAACTTAGAAAGTCAAATAGGAATTCATTATAGCACTACGGCAAGCGAAGGTTTTAGCCCAAAGCTTAGCGTAGTATTTCCAGGTAAGCCCGAAAGCGAGGACATAGAGGACGAGATTATGAATAAACTTAACGAAAAATATACCGGAAGTAGAGGAAAAAAGATTATAGGAATATTTAGCCCGCGCCCCGAATTACAGCCCGAATTTAAACCGATTCACGTAGAAAATATAGATAAACAGTACCAGGTAATAGACGATCAAACGCAAGCGAAAATTTTAACCGGGCACGGCGTAGTTAGTCCTATGTTATTCGGAATAAAAACAGCCGGACAACTGGGCGGGGCCCAGGAATTACAAACGGCTTTTAATATATACCAGGCTACCGTTGTTGGACCCTATCAAAATTTAATACAAAAATCAATAGATAAAATACTAGAGGCTAGTAATAACCCGAACCGTATAGAATTAACAACCTTCGACATAATAAGCGAGAGTAAGGCAGTAGGTAAAACAGGTAAAACTAGTAAAGCGGGTAACCTATTAGCCGACGCTTTAAATTCAATGAGCCCGCTAGTATCTAGTAAAGTACTGGATAATCTAACGGTAAACGAAATAAGGGCGCTAGGTGGACTAGGTACAATAGAGGGGGGCGACGTTCGGACAAATGCACCACCACCACCGCCTACTAACCAAAATAACGTATTTTAGTTATGGAGTTTTTAATAGACGTTACATACTTCGAAAATTTTACGGTAATAGATACCGACTTTGACGCGAATAAAAAACTAAATACTCATCTAGTAGACGCGCACAAAGTCCAGGTATACGAGCTACTAGGTAAAGACTTATATAACCGTTTACAGACCGCGCTAGATACACCAGGTAGCGACCCGGACGCCGACACGCTGGCGGATCTTAGCGACTTAAAAGACTTTACGCTAAAGGCTACAGAATTAAACCTTATACCGTTTTTAAATACGCCGGTAACCGCAAAGGGTACCCAGGAACGTACGGGCAACTTTTCACAAAGCGCAAGCGGAACGGATAGGGGGTTAAGACTGGATAAGGTCCGCGCCTTACTAGAGGTTTACGCTATGCGAGTACGCGATTATATACGGGAAAATAGCGATATATACCCGGAATATTTACGCTGTAAAAATATAGACCAAAATTTTTATTCTGGTATTCATGGAGTTTAATAACTATAAAATTTATAAATATGAGTATTAATAAAATAGTAGAAACGGCCAAAAGTTTTATAGGCCAGGGCGAAATTAAAGGAAACCAAGGCTTTGAAAGTGCCGAATTTGAGGCGTTAATGAAGCGTATAGGCTGGCGTATAGGCTGGCCCTGGTGCGCGTTATTCGGCGAGCTAGTACTAAAATTAGCCTATAAGGGTAACGCTGAAATACACGCCCAGCTAGATAAATTATGTAGCGCCAGCGCGGTAACGACTTTAAGGAATTTTAGAAATGCCGGGTATAAGGTAAGCACCAAAGCAACCCCCGGAGCCTTAGCTATTTGGCAAAGCAAACGCCGGGGCGTAAAGTCGTGGACCGGACACGTAGGCGTAGTAGTAAAAGTTAATAAAGATTATTTTGAAACCGTAGAAGGTAATACAGGTAGCGGGGGCGAGCGCGAGGGCGAGATAGTAGCACAACGTAAAAGAAAGTATAATTTTGACGTATACAACGGGTTAGAATTACAGGGTTTTATATGGCCTATAGGCGACCAGGTAGCCGACGCTGAGCCCTGGCCCTTCACTACAAAGGTAAAAGGTAATACTTTTAGAGCCTGGGTAAACGACGAACACCCGCACGTAGCCCTAGAAATTGATCTAGACCGTACAGGGTCCAAAGATAACAGCTATATACGAAAAGCCTATGAGCGACTTAAAGAATTTTATAACACGCAATAGCGCCGTTTTTTTTACGGCCTATATAGTAGTTACCCTTTTCATTATAGGGCTACTATCTCATAAGTTAATAGCTCACAAATGCGAGCCATATAAAAACGAAGTAATACTACAAAATGAATACCGCGAGAAAATTAACGAAATTAATAACGCCGAGGACCGCGATACTATTGATAGTCTTTTGTTGGAACTTTACGGTTTTAGCTCAAAATGATAGCACTTTATGTTTTACACATAGCCAGGTACAGAATTTTTTACGTACTAAGGTAGAGCTAGAAAACTGTTTAGATAGTAACCATATACTAGAAATAAGGCTAGGCGAATGTGAGGACCGCGAGCTAAAACTAAGCGCCGAGGTCGAAAAGAAACAAAAAAAATTGAAAAGGACTAGAATAATAGCGGGAAGTACTGGCGGGCTGGCTATTCTTTTCGGCCTATTCGCTTTTCTAAAATAATTTATACGTATATTGTTACGTTTTGTAACGCGGTTTATTAACGGCGTTTTGTATTTGAGGCCCCCGGTTATTATGCTACTGGGGGCTTTTCTTATTCACAAATAATAAAAATATATTGTTAATAACTTGTATAGTATACAATATTATACTATATTGTTTTTATGAAAGACATTTTAACAGACGAAACCGGGCGCACTTTTGCAAAAAAAATATTAATAATCGACCCCAGGGGTACAATAAAAATAAAATACGATTTTCAAAAGTATACTAGGGTAGTATTTCAGCACGGTAAAAGAGTAGACTTTATAAAGTACGAGGCCGGGCCATATTTAAAGCGCGACTATACTACTACTCTAAGCGATCTAAAAGAATATAACCCGAATACAATAACTACAAAAAATATATAAACCAAATACAAAAACAGAAAACATGAAAATTTACACGTTTAACCAAGTTAGAAAATCATTAGAACCAATATGTAACCAGCTACCAATAGCGAAGTATAGCGACGAGGTTATAATAAGCTGGTGGAACCGACACGGTAAAATAGACGAGGACCTACTAGAACGGATAAGAATATTAAAACACGGCACCAATGGAAAACGAACCCTATACTATAGTGGACTGGCTACGACTGACGGGGTACGATAAGACAATAGAAAACGCCCCATACGAAATAGTAGACGAGGACCTAGAAGAGATACAAAACGGCGAATATTTAATAACTAAAGACAGTATAATACGAATAGTTAAGGCCGTATCTAAAAGTAAAAGGCTGGGCGCCAGGACCCGAAAGCGTGAAATAGTAGACCAGCGTAATTATTTATACTCTATACTTCGCCTACGCGCTCAGCTCAGCCTTAGCGCTATAGGTTTATTATTTAATAAAGATCATACTACAGTATTATACGCGCTAAGAAAACTAGAATATTTAAGACTAGATAAGGATTTTAAAAAAAATACTAAATGCCTAAATGAATTTTTTAATAACCCCATATATATAAATATATGAGTACAAAAAAAATGAATACGTACGCCGTAGAAATTACCGCGTATGTGGACGCCGGCACCGAGCTAGAGGCCGTAAAAAAAGCGATACACTTAACTAATACGCTACACATACTAACGACCCACCGGGCTATTAATTCGGATATATTCGAACTACTAGACGGCACGAAATTACGGCGTATAAATATAGCGGACAATTTACACCAGCTTATAGCGAGTAACGAATTATAACTATATTAGTAACCCACCAAATACAAAACAAATGAATAAACCTTTTGAAGAGTACCACAAAGAAAACCCAGGTATATACCTGGAATTTAAAGAGCTAACCCTAAAACTAATAGGTAGAGGCCGTACATATTACGGGGCTAATGGTATTATAGAAGTAATACGATACCACCGGATAACGAAAGCGACCGGCTACGCCCAGGACCCCGAAAAGTCTACAGATTTTAAGGTAAATAATAACTACGCCCCGGACTACGCCCGTAAATTTATGAGTGAATACCCGCAATTTAATGGATTTTTTAGAACCCGCCAGCTGAAAAGGGCCGGCCGTTAATACAAAACAAATGAGCAAAACAAAAAAAGAGAGCTTTATTTTATATAAGGACTTTTACCACGCAATAAAGCACCTAGATAACGAAACCCTAGGCCAATTATTCAGACACCTACACGAATACCAAATAGACAGTATAGAGCCCGAAAAGGATAGCCCGGCGTATGTGCCGTTTATGTTTTACGCTAACCAGTTTAGAGTAGACGAAAAGAAATACCAGGCTATAGTAGAGCGCAACCGAAACAACGGACTAAAAGGGGGGCGACCACCAGGTAAAAATACCGATCCGGTAGAAACCCAAAGAACCCAAACGGATAAAAGGAAACCCAAAGTACCCGATACTGTTAATGATACTGTTAATGATACTGGTAATGATACTGGTAATGATAATGATAATGATAAGACAAAAATAGTACTACCCTTTTCTAGCGAAAAGTTTAGCACGGCCTGGGGCCTATGGAAACAATATAAAAAGGAACAATTTAACTTTAATTATCGTAGCGCCGTAACCGAACAAACGGCCCTAAAAAAGCTAGTAGAGTATTCAGAAAACGACGAGGCTACGGCCCTACTAATACTAGAGCAAAGCGTAGGCAACGGCTGGGCCGGTTTATTTTCTCTAAAAGAAAAGCCGAAAGCCCAGGGGCACGGCGTAGACCAGGAATATATAAACGAATTAAACGAGCGACTAAATGGGTAATATAACAAAGGCCGGAAACAATGAAATAGTAAAAATAAGCAAGGGCGAATTTATAACCAAATACGACCCGGCGCGTATGGTTATGGAATACCGACACGTAAACAGTATAGCGAAAGCCTTAGAAGAGGACGCCGACGGCCTTAGCTTTTATATTAAACAGCTAGGCTACGATACGGTAAGCGCTGTAATTGAACTACACCTAGTAGCGCTGAATACTTCCGTAAACGTGGGCCAGCCACTTACTAAATATCAAATAAAAGAAATAGCCGTAGAGGTGTTAACAACTTTCTTCTATCTAAGCCCTGTAGAAATAGGGTATATATTTCGTAAAATTAAACGGGGCGACTACGGTAAGCTATACGGCGCGTTAAATATGCCGGACCTATTGAGTTTTTTTACAGCCTATACTAACGAACGGGCCCAGCATTATATAGATTTAAGTACTAACCACATACATACGGACCACACGCTAAGAAGTAAAGAGCGCGAGCTGTGGGCCAGGCACGAAAAAATAATAAATAAAAACCAGCCCCGCGAATAAGAAAAGGGGTATAAATGAAATAGAAAAAATTTATTTTAAATACTTGGATAGTATACAATTATATACTATATTGTTAGAAACAAATACAAAACAAAATATATGAAGTTAATAAACCACCAGCGACTAATAGAAAAGGCCGGCGAAGTATTAGAGCTACTAGAGTACGCCGACCGCCGTATAAAATTACAGCGAGAAAACGACGCGCTACCCGTAATATTTACAAACCTACATGACCGCAACCGTAGAAATATGGTAATAACTAAACAAGCTAAGGCCCGTATAGAAAAGTATTACCGTAATTTATTAGAAAAAATTATGTACTTAAACCACCAGGAGCTAGCCAAAAGAACCGATTACGATATTCAAAAGCATAATAGGATAACCGCCGAGGACTTAGAAACTACCCAGCGAGTACTACGAATAACAACGGAGAAAATACGGATCGAAGAGAGCAAAGAATACCACCTTTGTAAGCGAGAGGGTAAGGGCATACAGTTTGATAACGTACAGACGCTAAGAAAAAACGGTAGAAAAATTAGAGAGGTGGCGAAGTTAGTAAACAGCGTATACAATGAAGAGTGAGTTATTAACAAAAGACTGTTAATAAACAAGAACCCCGGAAAACCCGGAAAACCCGGAAAACCCGGAAAACCCGGAAAAC